GTGTTACCAACATGGAAACCGAAGTGGATTTCCTGATTGCACAAGCAGCTATTCCACAGCCACAGCCTGCACCACTGCCTTGGGGTGGATGATGACCACCATCAACGCCACAGAAGCGCGGCTGTCCACTCACGAGGAAGTCTGCGCCATCCGCTATGAGCAAATCAACGCCAGGCTCAAACGTCTTGAAGGCATCCTGCTCAAGACTGCCGGGATCATGATCCTGTCAATGGCCGGGACGATATTCTCGGCTGTGTGGATACTCAAATGAAAGAATGGGCCGTTAGCTTCATTGCTGCGGTCCTTCTGGTTGGGGTAGTCATTTGGTGCGCCAAGATATTTATCTGGGTGCTGTCATGAGGGTTAAAATCGCCATAGGCATACTTGTCGTGTGGTGGCTATTGCAGGTCGCCTTAGTTGTCGTAAGGGGGCTGTAATGATCGATCCGATTTCCGCGATGGCCGCAGTGAGCGCGGCTGTCAACATGATTAAAAAGGCATCGGCAACGGTCGATGATGTCTCAAGTCTTGGGCCATTGATCGGTAAGTACTTTGACGCCAAGCACACGGCCACCAAGGCAGCGCAACAGGCCAAAAAGGCTGGCGGCTCCAACATGGGCAAGGCCATCGAGATCGAGTTGGCGCTGAAGGCTCAAAGGGATTTCGAGGAACAGCTCAAGGGTATGTTCTTCTCCACCAACAACATGGATGTTTGGAATTCAATCCAGCAGCGTGTTGCGGAGATGAACCAAGAGGATATTGCCGAGCAGCGCAGAGAAGCTGCGCGCGCAGTCAACGCAGCCAAGAGGCGCAAAGAGGTGATTGAGTTGACCATTGCCATCACGCTCATCTCTGTCATTGCGATCATCATCTTCTGGGGCGTTCTTGAGTTTGTCTTTTACTGCTCTGACTACGGGTGTGGTTGATGTGGACAAGTGGAAAGAAGCCAAAGACGGTTTTGACAAGTGGCTCAAAATCAACTGCTACCTGGCCTTCATTTGGGTGGGGTTTAAGTTTCTTCAGTTCTTGCCCCCAGAGATCGCCAGTCGAGTCATTGAAGCCTTCTTGGAGAAACTAGGTATATGAAAATTGCACTGATTTTTGTTTTGCTGGCGCTGGTGGGGTGTGACAACACTTACCGATACGCCTGCCAAAACCCTGACAATTTCCACAAGCCTGAGTGTTCCAAGCCCCGGTGCTTGTTTACTCAAGACTGCCCTGAATATTTGGTAGCACCTATCTTGGAGAAACAAATTGACGCAACAAAACCTTCTAATGAAACACCTAAGCAGTGAAGATATTGAGGTAAGGGTTTGGGGTTTCGTGGTCGTCATGATCACCCTAATCCTTGCGGGGATCGTTGCAGCGTTGCTGTACTCAGTGACCTTTGTGACGCAGCCGATCAAGTCGATGGCCCCCATTGACCAGGCTTACACCAAGATGCTGAACGACATCGTTCTTTTAATCGTGGGCGGCATTGGCGGCATTGTGGGTAAGCGTGCTGTGTCTGGTGCGGCCAAGACCTTGAACCCTCCACCTGTAGCACCAACACCACCAAGCCCTGCTCCACAGGCTTACGTTGCACCACCTTCTGCCATGCCTGACTTCAACTGGATGGGCTACAAGAATCCAGAGTTGGACGAGACATGGACGCCTGGACCACCACCGACAACACCACCAGATCACCAAGAGCCTGAAGAGGACCGTGCAGAGATTGCAGCGGCTCGGAAAGAGGTGACATGACCTCCATACAGCGCACAGGCATAGCAGTGCTGCTGGCGCTGCTGGCCATCTTTGGAATCTACAAGTACGGCTACAACAGTGGCTGGGGCGACCGTGATACCGAGATGCAGGCTGAGATCGCCAAGAAGAACGAAGAATCCAGAGCCAAAGAACAAGAGATGGCCAAGGCTGTCGCTGACAAAGAAACCGAACTGAGAAAGGCCAACGATGTTGTCTCTCAAAAGCAAACTGATCTTAATCGTCTCATTTCTGCTGGCAGGGTGCGCCTCCCCACCGCAAGTTGCGTACAAGCCAGCCCAAGTCCCACCCCTGCCGGTGGAAATAGCAACCAAGCGCCAAGCCAACCTGACAGAGCGCCTGACCCAGATACTAGTGCCAGTGGAACCAGCGAAGCCGAGCGCCAAACCCTCCAACTGATCGCGCAGATTGCAGCCGATGGAGACAGGGCAATCAATCAATTAAATGCGTGCATAGACGCATACGACAATATGAGGAACATCATCAATGCTCAACGCTGATCAACTTCAAAAGCTGCACATTGGCCCTCAGTGGGTCGATGCGCTGAACGCCACCTTTGAGCGATTCAACATCCTAACGCCACGCCAGCAGGCTGCGTTCATTGGCCAGTGCGGCCATGAGAGCGCCAACTTCCGCGTGCTGGAAGAAAACCTCAACTACAAAGCTGCAACGCTGCTCAAACTCTTTCCCCGCACGCCCAAGCGTTCGTGGGGGTTCACGCCTGAAGAGGCTGCTGCATATGAACGACAACCAAAGAAAATTGCAAACCGCATTTATGGCAACCGCATGGGCAATCGGGACGAGGCTTCTGGTGATGGGTATCGTTTTCGTGGCCGTGGTTGCATCCAGCTGACCGGGTCAGCAAATTATTTTCACGCAGGCAAGGCGCTTGGCGTGGATTTCATCATGGAGCCTGACCTAGTGTCTACGCCCCAGTATGCTGCCCTGACTGCTGGTTGGTTTTGGGACACCCAGAAGTTGAATGGCTTGGCAGAAACCAGCAACAATTTGGCGCTCACACGAAAAATCAACGGCGGCACGATTGGTCTGGACGACCGCATCTTGCATACTACCCATGCTTTGGCGGTCATCGACGGTTCCGTCCTTGCCTGAAACTTTTACCGGACGCACACATGACACCCGAACTTCAAAAGTACTACGAAGACCGTTTTGATCTGTTTTCCCAGCAAGGCTGGCTTGACCTGATGGAAGACGTCGAAGTAATGTTGGAGGCAATGAACAATGTCTCTACCATTGCCGATGAAAAAAGTCTACAATTTCGCAAAGGCGAGATTTCTATCCTGACTTGGCTGAAAACCCTGAAAGGGGTCAGCGAACGAGCATACGAGGATTTGAATGAAAAGAATGTATGAATTTGCCTGCGATTGCGGGCAGCGCACAGAGACTCTGGTGGGTTATGAGACTACCAGCGTGCTGTGTGGGTGTGGGGGGTTCGCCCACCGCATCATAAGCGCACCGAAGTTCAACCTTGAAGGTTGGTCTGGGCACTTCCCATCCGCTTACGGACGGTTTGAGCACAGGCACACTGAGAAGCTGAACGCCGAGCGCAAAGCCAACTCATAAGCGCCCAGCGCCGAGTTGATTATCCTACAACCATTTTGGCAGGAACATAAATATGTTGATTGACAATGAATCTGAGCCGCTAGGCGAACTCGAAATTGAAGAAGCGAAGACACCGGCGCAAGAACTTCCTGAGAAATACAGGGCCAAAAGTCTTGAAGAAGTCGTGCGGATGCACCAAGAGGCTGAAAAGCTGATTGGCAAGCAGGCCCAAGAGGTCGGCGAGGTCCGTAAATTAGCTGACGAGTTGCTCAAGCAAAACCTCAGTTCTAAGCAGCAGCGTATTCAGGAGGAAGAACCTGAAGTTGACTTTTTTGAGAACCCTCAAAAAGCAGTTCAAGCAACGATTGATAAGCACCCCGACGTTCTCGCGGCGCGCCAAGCGGGCCAAGACTTCAAACGGATGCAGATTCAGCAAAAGCTGGCGCAAGACCATCCCGACTACGCACAAATAGCCGGTGATGCTGAGTTCCAAAACTGGGTGAAATCTTCACCCGTGCGTTTGGGCCTCTACGCAAAAGCCGATGGTGAATTTGACTATGATTCGGCCAATGAACTGTTGTCCACCTTCAAGCAGCTTCGCGGCGTCAAGGCCAAGGAATCCGACCAGGCAAATACTGCTGTGCGGACCAAAAGCATGAAAGCTGCGCAAGTTGACGTAGGTGGCTCTGGCGAGAGTTCAAAACGAGTCTACCGACGAGCCGACCTCATTCGTCTCAAGATGACAGACCCGGCAAGGTACGAAACACTGAGTGATGAAATCATGCAGGCGTACTCTGAAGGGCGTGTTCGATAATTTAACTTTGGAGCTTTTAACATGGCAAACACCGCATTTTCCCCAACCAACTCGGTAACCACCACCTCCGCAGCAGCCTTTATTCCAGAAATTTGGAGTGATGAAATTGTTGCCTCTTACAAGAAAAACCTCGTCTTGGCCAACTTGGTCAAGAAGATGTCTTTCAAAGGCAAGAAGGGTGATACCGTCAACATCCCTAGCCCAGCGCGTGGCAACGCTTCGCTCAAAGCCGCAACTGATGCTGTGACTTTGATCGCCAACAGCGAAACCAACATTCAAGTGTTGATCAACCAACACTACGAATATAGCCGCTTGATCGAAGACATCGTCGAAGTGCAAGCTCTGACATCGCTGCGTTCCTTCTACACAGAAGACGCTGGCTATGCCTTGGCTCGTCGTATCGACACTGACTTGGTTCGCTTGGGCCGCGCTTTCAACGGCGCTACCGTGGGCACCAACGACTACGCGACCAGCAACACCAGCACCAAGGCTTTCGTTGGCTCTGACGGCACTACCGCCTACAACAGCACGACCTCCAACGCTGCCGCACTGACTGATGCTGCTATTCGCCGCACCATCCAGCGCCTGGACGACAACGACATCCCTATGGACGGTCGTTTCTTCTTGATCCCTCCTTCGAGCCGCAACACCCTGATGGGTCTGGCCCGTTACACTGAGCAGGCATTTGTCGGCAATGGCGACGCCATCCGCAACGGTGAAATCGGTCAGCTCTACGGTATGGCCGTGTTCGCTACTTCCAACGCCGACACCGGCGCTGGTAACAGCGGCGCTGACCGTATCTGCTTGATGGGCCACCGCGATGCGATGGTGTTGGTTGAGCAGATCGGCATCCGTTCGCAGACTCAGTACAAGCAGGAATACCTCGGTACCCTGTTCACTGCTGACACTCTGTACGGTGTGAAGGCTCTGCGTACCAACGCCACCAGCACTGCTTCTGACGCATCTGCTGCCTTCGCTTTGGCTGTACCAGCCTAATGAATAGCCCCCGGTCACAAGCCGGGGGCATCTTTTAAAGGAGATTCAAATGGCTGCTGCATCCGCAATTACTTCCCGTCGCGGGAATGATTCATTCCGAGGTCTGTTCACAGACACTTGGGATGTGACATGTACTCTTGACGCTGGCGCAATCAGCGCTGGTGCCACTGATACAGACACAGTGACTGTCCCCGGCGTTGCGCTGGGCGACATGGTGATCGGTTTTGCACATGGTGTCAGCGAGGCTGGCCTGATCAAACGGGCTTATGTTTCCGCTGCCAACACAGTGACAATCGCAACCTACAACCCAACTGCGGGGTCCGTCAACTTGGCGTCCACGACGCTGAACCTTGTTATCGGGCGCGCTTTGTAATGACAGGGGGCCATGTGCCCCCTTTCTACAGAAAGAAAATCATGGCTACATATCGTTGTTTGGCAAGTGGTAATACGGTGACGTTCACTTTGCAGCACGACATCGACTCGATGCGCGGTCACGGCGGCTACGTTCGGGTGGATGAGGATCAAGTTCAAGCGTCGGTCAAAGAACTGCCTTTGACAGCGCCTGAAAAGCGCATGGGTCGCCCCCGTAAGGTGGCACCAACTGAAGTAACCATCTAAGGAGCACATCATGTACGGCAAAGCACCCAAAATGTCCGAGTCCAAAAAGAAGGCCACTCCAGTGACTGTGATGGTCGCTATCGGCAAACCCAAGCCAATGCCTAAGCGTGGTCAGCGCACCATGACCAACAAGGCGAAAAAGAAATGAAAACCAAGGCTGAAAAGAAAATCAGCAAGGTCATGCGCGAGTTCAAGGCGGGTGAGTTGAACTCGGGCAAGGGTGGGCCTATCGTCAAGTCCAAGAAGCAGGCAGTGGCGATTGCCCTGTCGCAAGCTGGTAAGGCGAAGAAAAAATGAAGCCCGGCCTCTACGCCAACATCGCAGCCAAGAAAGAGCGCATCAAAGCGGGTTCTGGCGAGAAGATGCGCAAGCCCGGAACTAAGGGCGCCCCAACCGCTGCGGCCTTCAAGGCTGCAGCTAAAACGGCGAAAAAGAAATGAAAACGCCCGCCTGGCAACGCAAAGAAGGACAATCCAAGACCGGAGGCTTGAACGCCAAGGGTCGGGCGTCTTATAATGCGTCAACCGGGGGCGATCTCAAAGCTCCCGTGAAGTCGGGCGACAACCCTCGTAGGGCCTCCTTCTTAGCACGCATGGGCAATATGCCCGGGCCTGAAATGAAAGACGGAAAGCCGACCCGGCTACTCTTGTCTCTGAAGGCTTGGGGCGCATCGTCCAAAGAGGACGCTAAGGCGAAAGCCAAAGCGATCTCAGCCAGGAACAAGAAATGAGACCCATATCCGTCGGCATCAACCCCACTGCTGGGACGACCACCACGGTCTACACCGTGCCGACGGGTTACTACGCGCTTTTCAATCTGTTGTACGTCCACAACACTGGTGGAAACACTAAAAATCTTACGGTGCAATGGTATGACGCCAGTGCAGCAGCTTCCATTGACATCTTGACGGAAGTGCCCTACTCCTCAAAAGCGTACACGCAGTTTAGCAACGCCTATATCGTTTTTGAAGAAGGCGACCAACTGCGCGTCACGCCAGAGTCCACCAGCGCGTTTGCAATCATCGCAACCTTTGAACAAATCGGATTGACACGCCAATGACCTACCTCGAACTTGTCAATGATGTTCTGGTGCGCTTGCGCGAGGAACAAGTCTCCACAGTCAACGAGACATCGTATTCCAGTCTGATCGGCAAGTTTGTCAACGATGCCAAACGTCAGATTGAGGACGCCTACGCATGGAACGTGCTGGGCCAGACAGTCACCATCACTACGACTGCGGGCACTTACATATACTCTTTGACGGGTGCTGGCCAGAAGTTTCAGGTCATGGATGTGATCAACGTCACATCAAATGTCGGAATGCGCAACATCAGTTTTGTGGAGATGAACCGCTTCCAGAACTTGGTGCCCGCAATCAGCGGCATCCCAGAATACTATTCCTTCGATGGCGTGGACGGCAACGGCGACACCAAGGTGCTGCTGTACGCACGTCCAGATAACGTCTACGTCCTGCCCTTCTCACTGACTGTGCCTCAAGCCACGCTGTCGTCCGACAGCACGCTGGTCAAGGTGCCAGACGTGTTGGTCGTGCA